CTAGTAGCTGCTGGTACTACAGCTTCAGTATCTGTCGTAGCGACTCTTACAGCGACTGCAGTATTTAAAAGATGTGTTCAAGCCTTAAAGCCTGTAATTACTCAGCTTGTGAAGAGGATTCAGAAGAAGCGTGGGAAAGAGGTTCCTTCTTGGGCAAGGCAACGATTGGTACTACGTCGGAGCAGATATGTTCAAGATGGCTCCCAGGGCGTAAAGTAAAACCAAGCACTTGAAGATTTGCACACTCTTTGATACGAACTAGCTCATAATCCAGTCTCATTTTTTGTTCTTGACGCTTACCAATACGCTTACATTGTTCAGTAATAGAACCGTCAAGTGGAACCATAAAGCTTAACTGCATACCCCAATTCTCATTCATTGTGTAACCACTAGGAGACATATTACCGTCTTCATAATCCCAAGGTTTCACATGATTACCCATATAAAATGGAGTGAAAGTCATGGTAGAACCGTTGCAAACAATGGATGGTCCCAACTGCTGTCTCGAAGGCGCACCATTGTTCTGAAATTGCACAGCTTGATTCGTTACATTTCCTGTCGCTGCAGCCTGAGGATTTGAGGTGTTACTTACCTTAGGATCTTCTGCTAATACTGGAATGCTTATTGAGAGAAGACAGAGAGCGATGTAGTAGTGGAAGTTTGTTCTATGGTTCTGTCTATATCGATTGTTTCTACTACTCCTGCAGCTCTGGTTGTTATCTCCAGTGTGAAGGGATCTCCAGCGGTGTGGAGATTGAATACTGAATCTGTATCTACTATTCCTCCAGAGCTTGTTGAAGTATGAGTTATATTTTCTCCAGTCCATTTAGAATATACCCCTCCAAAAACTTCTGTCTCTATCGTTTCTTCGATATCGACTTGAGTCACTGTAGTCGATTGCATCGAGCCTTGAGTGAACTGAGGTGTAATTGGATTTGCCCTTGCTGCTACTGGGCTTAGCAGAAGCAAAAGTAATAAGCATTTTCTCATACTTTAGTTACCTTGTTGTTATCTACTCCTTCAATCTTAATAGGAGTTTCTATAATTATATGTTGGGTAGCACCCGTATTCTTATCTTTACCGTTATCTTTCTTTTTAGCTGTATCAATCCCAAAGGTAGCGAGAGCTGAGGTAAATACAAAAGTTATAAACGTAATATCATTATTCTTCTCCTCAGTCATACCTGGCAGAGGTAAGTAATTAAGGCTTATGATGAATCCAGACCAGACCACTACTCCAAGGCGTACAAATGTACCAAGGACTTGTATCTGCTCCTCGCCATCCTTAAGCTTCTCTAAAAGATTTTTCTTCTCCTCAGCCATGCCTTTTAAATCCGATAAACAGAAAAAATACCTATACGCTAATAAGCCTAGCGTAGCTCAGAAGTTTCAGAAAGACTCTAAGCCAAAAAAGAGTACAATTAAGGGATACAAAACAAAGTAATTATGAGAGAAGACAGAGGAACCGTTTACGTTGGAGGAGACTCACGTATATCTATGGGTGGCCCTGCTCTACCTAAAGAAACCAGTGGAGGAGGCTCTAAAGGTTCAGGTAAGAAAACAAAGCCTGGTGATGTTGAATTACCCTATGGTAGTGGTAAAACAAATACAACTCCTAGAGCGTGAGAAGAAGGTTTTCCTTACGTGATGTAGCTACCTATTACTCTGGGCAGCTTCATCAGAAGGAAGCTCTCGACATGCTTCAGAATTACATTCCTGAGTCAATTGAGGAACGTTTTGCTGATATGTGGAGAGAGGGGAAGAAGAATGAAATTCCTTCTCACGTTTCTTGGCACGAGAGACTAAAGCAGCTTCTATCGCCTGAAGTTCAGCTTCGTGAGGAGATGGATGTAGAGGGTGTGTATCTTCTATTTGCGGAACTCCTAATTCAACAAAGTAGGTCTGCTGATCCTGAATATGCCAATAGGCTCTTAAGCCTTATAGAGGTCAAGAAAGATAAAAGAAAGCGAGATTATAACTGGATGGACTAGTATTACTATGAATTAATCTATTCCAATGGTTCTTCTAGTCAAACCTATCCTCTTCGCCTTCTTAAAATCTGATTCAGTTAAGCAACTGATTGTAGACCTGCTTTCAAAGCTTGTTGAGTCTACTGATAACACTATAGACGATGCTGCCGTAGAGTTAATTAAAAAGAACCTATTTCCAAATAAATAACATGGCTAGAAGAAAATCCGTAGGAATGGCAACTGAGGACGAGTTACAATCTCTCCATCGGTTGGTAGCTACTAAACTGGTAGATCAGCTTAACTCTGAAAACGTTAAAGCTTCTGACCTAGCTAACGCTATTAAATTCCTCAAAGACCAAGGTATTACTCTTGATAAGAATGGTGATGTCTCTGCTATAGGCGAGATGATTAACGCTCTACCTGAGATTGATATGTCCAAAGTTAAGTCTTATATAAGTGCCTAGTGATAATCAACAACAGATTATTAAGAAAGCTATAAACAGTTTTCCTGTTTTTGCTACCCATCTTTGGCACTTTTTACGGCTTCCTAGTCCTACTCCTGTTCAGTACCAGCTAGCAGACTACCTGCAGAACGGTCCTAACAGGAGAATTATCATGGCTTATCGAGGCTGTGGTAAAAGCTTCCTTACAGCAGGTTATGTCCTCTGGAGACTGAGAAAGAATCCTGATACAAAGGTTCTAGTTATCTCAGCAGCTCAAGACCGTGCAGACGCTTTTAGTGTCTTCTGCCATGACTTGCTTAGGAACTGGTTCATGGTGAAGGATCTCTTCCCTAGTGACACTCAAAGGTTCTCTAAAGTAGCTTTTGATGTATATGGCTCTAAGCCCGATCAAAGCCCCTCAGTACGCTCTAGTGGTATCTTTGGGCAGATCACTGGGTCAAGGGCAGATCTGATCGTTGCAGACGATGT